ATGCAGATGAGCAACGAGAACGGTAGTACTCCAGACGCTTGTATGGAATGCGAGCACTGGGACAGAGTGGCGCACCGGGTGCGGGTTAGGTCGCTGCTGTCGTCAATGGCGGACAAGCTTGAAGGCTCGGTCACGGCAGACCAGTTCAAGCCTGCGGTGGGGGACTTCCTGAAGGTTCTGGATGCGGAGCAGAGTCTGGAACCCAGCCAAGGAGACAAGGAGATGACCGTTCAATGGAGGGATCCCGGGCCGACGTTACTGAGCTGACGATACCGTACTGCCCGCTACCTTCGCAGAGAGCGTTTCACGATTGCCGTTCGCGGTTTAAGGGGTTCTCGGGGCCAATCGGCAGCGGGAAGAGCCAGGCCCTGTGCCAGGAAGCGATCAAGCTGAGTTATATCAACCAGGGCCGGACGGGCCTGCTGGGGGCTCCGACTTACCCGATGTTACGGGATGCCACGCAGGCCTGCCTACTGGAGATTCTGGAAGAGAGCGGCATCCGGTACGACCATAACAAGTCAGAGAATACGATTGTCTTCCGCGACACTCGATCGAAGATTCTGCTGCGTGCGGTAGACGAATTCGAGAGACTGCGGGGCACCAATCTGGCCTGGTTCGCCCTGGACGAGCTGACCTATACGCTGGAGGGTGCGTGGCTGCGGCTGGAAGGCAGGCTGCGCGATCCGAAAGCAAGTCGATTGTGCGGGTTCGCGGTGTGGACGCCGAAGGGTTTCGATTGGGTCTACAAGAAATTCATTGCGCCGGAGAGGGCGGACGGATACGCGGCGATCCGGGCCCAGGCCAATGAGAATCGCCACCTGTTGGACAAGGTTCCGGACTTCTACAAGCAGTTGGCGAAAAGCTATGACGATAAGTTCTATCGCCAGGAAGTGCTGGGCGAGTATCTGAGCATGACCGGTGGGATGGTATATACATCCTTCTCACGGGACGCGAACGTGCAGCCCGTCGCGGCAGACCGGCGGCGGCCCTTGCTGTGGGCGCTGGATTTCAACGTGGACCCGATGAGTTCGCTGGTGGCACAGATGGTGGATCGGCGAGTGTTGATACTGGACGAGATTGTGATTCGCAACGGAACTACGCGGGAGGCGTGCGAGGAGTTTCTGAAACGGCACTCGAATCATGAGGGCGAGATTGTGGTTTACGGGGACGCCTCGGGCAATCAGCAGCAGACCACGGGGTCGACGGACTACCAGATGATCCGGGAGTATTTCGCAGTGTCGACGAACCTGACGGTATCTTACCAGGTGCCGAAGTCGAACCCGCAGGTGAGGGATAGGATTAACCTGACGAATTCGAAGCTCCGGTCGGCGTCAGGGGAAGTGAATCTCCTAGTAGATCCGCGGTGTAAGGAACTGGTGAAGGACTTCGAGCAAGTCGCGTACAAGGCAGACAGTTGCCAGATCGACAAAGACAAGGATCGGCTGCGAACGCATCTGTCGGACGCCCTGGGATACCTCTTATGGCAGGAGTGCCGGCCGATCGCGAAGATCGGAGAACGTGGGGGACGGTTATTTTGAGCATGCAAACGATTAACCGGGAGCATCCGGAATACATCGCGCGAAAGGCGATGTGGAAGCATTACAAAGACCTCTACGCGGGCGGTGAGCAACTGCGAGAGCGCGCCTCGGAATACCTGGTGCGAAGACATAAGGAGCCGAACGAAGTATACATGGAGCGGTTGAGCCGCGTCTTCTATCAGAACTACGCCGGGGCAATCATCGACTGGTATGCGGCGACGCTGATTCATCGGGAACCGGCGTTTATGATGGACGGGAGTGACGCGGCTGCGAAACAGTTCTTTAGTTCGCTGGCGAACAACTGCGATCTGAAGGGGACGAGCCTCAGCGAGTTTTTCCGGCAGAGATTCGTGGATGCGCTGGTGCAGGGAAGCAGTTACGTGGTAGTGGATTTCCCCCGGGGGAACGGACCGGTAATCAGCCGCGCCGAGGAAGATGCCGCCGGCGTATCACGGGCATACCTGATGAACTACGACGCGGACGAAGTCATCAACTGGAACTACGACGAGACCGGAGGGCTGGAGTGGGTGGTGATCCGGACGAGCTGCCTGCAGCAATCCAAGGTGACGGACGCCAAGTGGGAGAAGGAGACGCGGTGGATCTATTACGATCGCGAAACCTTCCAAATCTATCGAAAGGGTGGTGAGGATCGCGGAATCGAATTAGTGGACGAGGGGAGCCACGGATTGGCATCCTTACATCGGGTCCCGGTGTTTCAGCTCAAGGTACTGGAAGGTTTGTGGCTGATGAATAAGGCCGCATTACTACAGCTCGAGCACTTCAACAAGTCGAATGCTCTTTCATGGGCACTGACGATGGGATTGTTCGCGAGTCCGGTAATTTACTCGGATAAGGAGTGGAACCAGATCGTCGGGGAATCTTATTACATCCAACTGGGCTCACAGGATCGGTTTGGATGGACGGAACCGGAGGGAAAGGTATACCAGCTCGCGGCCAATAACCTGGCGAGTCTGAAGGACGAGATTTACCGCGTATGTTACCTCATGAACCAGGCGGGAAGTTCGAGTGCGCGCCAATCGGGGCTCAGCAAGCAACTCGACTTCGGAACGACGGAGGAGGTACTGCGGGCATACGGGACAGCGGTGAAGGAGGCCATGAAGCAGGTGTTGTGGGCCATCGCCGCGGCGCGCCAGGACGGTCTGACGATCGACGTGGCGGGAATGGATGAGTTCGACATCGACGAGTTCGGAACGGAACTGGACGATGCTAAGAAGCTGCTGGATCTGGGGATCGGCTCGCCGACGCTGAAGAAGCAGGTATTTAAGCGGCTGGCGCTGAAGTATCTGTGCGACGCGCGACAAGAGGTGAAGAACCAGGTGGTGGCGGAAATCGAGGGGGCGGAGTAGGAAATAACTGCGTCTGACCCCTTTTGGGGAGGTGTATGGAAGGAATCGACGTACAGGCAATTGTGAGACAGGCAGTGCAGGAGTTCGTCAACACCGAGCACACCAAGAACGAGCCGGCTTACAAAGCGGAATTACAGGAGGAACGTAAACGTAGAGAGCAGCTCGAGCGCAGGCTGAACGAGTTGGTGGAAGAGAATAAGCGCAGCCGCAAGGCTGCAGAGGACGCCGAACGCAACTCCACCGTGAGAGCGGAGTTACAGCGGCTGGGCGTAGCTAAGATCGACCTCGCTTTCAAAGCGGTGCAAGATAGCATCGTGCGAGGAGAAGACGGCAGATTCGTAGCTCGGGGCGATACCGGCGAGGTACCGATGAAGGAGTATTTGACGGGATTCGTCAACGAGAATCCAGAACTTCTGCCGGCGCGGATTCCGGGAGGAACCGGAATGACCGCGACCCTGAAGGCAGCGGCAACAGGGAATGAGATGGTGAGCATCGAGCGGATTCGTCCGGGGATGAGCGCGGAAGAGATGCAACGGGTACGGGAGGAAATCGTACGCGTGGCGTCCCAAAGCCTGAAAGGCCTGTAGGCCCTTAGCAGGCCGATAGCAAGACACAGGCGATGACCGCCTGTCACTAACAATCAACAAGGAGAATGAATGGGAGTTATTACTTCAAGTAATGTCGCAAATGCGATTGTGAAGCTGGTGGCGGCGGACGCTTTGCCGGTGCTGGTCGGGAACCTCGTGATGGGGAACCTGGTGAATCGCGATTACGAACCGGTGCTGGCACAGGCCGGAGATACAGTCAACGTACCGATTCCGCCCACGATGGTGGCGAACAATATCGCGGAAGGCGGTACGGTGACACCGCAGAACCCGAGTCTGGGGAATGCTCAGATTGTCCTGAATACGCATGCGGAGGCGACCTTCCAGATTCCGGATATCACGAAGGTACTGGCGGTCCCGGACCTGCTTAAGCTGTATATGCAGCCGGCAGTGGCGGCGATCGCGCAGAAGATTGAAGGCGATCTTTTGAACCTGTATGCGGGCTTCACTGGGAACGTCCCGGTGGGCACGGCGGGCGCAACGATCACGGAAGCGACGATTGACGCGGCGGAGACGGCGCTGTTTTTGGCGAAGGTGCCGCCGAGCGAACAGAAGTACATTGTTGTGGATGCAGCCGCGTATTCGGCGTGGCGCCAGATTCCACGATTCAGCGAATTCCAGACGGCGGGCGACGCCGGACTGCGGGTGTTGATCGACGGATCGATCGGCAAGATCAAGGACTTCTTCGTGTTCCGCTCGCAGTTCGTGCAGAAAACGGGCAGCAACCCGGTAACTACGCATAACATCGCGTTTACAAAGGACGCACTGGGCCTGGTGGTCCGGCGGCTGCCACAGCCGCTGCCGGGAACCGGCGCCATCGCCGAGTATGCAGAATTGGGCAATTTCGGGATGCGGGTAGTGATGAGTTATCAGCCCAATACGCTGGCGCAACAGTTCACGGTAGACGTGCTGTATGGCTGCGGCGTGCTGCGGAATACGTCGGGGGTGCAGGTCAACACCTAGAAGTGTTGCGGTACGGACCGACGGCTTGTGGGGCAGCCTGGTGGAGCTGCCTCACATGAATCACACATTCAGGAAAGGAGAAAAGGCATGGATCTGAGAGTGTATTACCAAAAGATTCGCGACACGGAATCCAGAATTCTGGACCAGTTTCCGGTGGTGGTGAGTCGCGAGACGCAGGATGGCGGCAAGGTTGGCGTGTGCACGGAGGTGTCTCGGGCGATCGCGGCCAAGATGCTAGTAGAAGGCACGGTGAGGGAGGCTACATCGGAAGAGGCGAGAGTATTTCGAAAGGCCCATGTGGAGGCCAAGCGAGCCTTGGAGGAGGCCGAGGCAGCGAAGACACTGCAGTTCAAGGTAGTGTCGGTGGACGAAGTAAAGAGACTGACAAGCGCCAGGGGCGCCCAGGACCGGGCATAGCATGGCATTGTTCACAGACGGTCCCCCTTCGTGCATGGAAGATCTCTCCGCGCAGGACTCGCAGATCCTCGACATTGCGAATGTCGAGGGGATCGACGTGACTCAGAAGCTGAGACTGGCACACGAAGAAGTCGGCATTCAGCTTTATTCGCTGCTGGCTACGTTCAATTGCATGGATCAGACCTTCTGGCTGCAACCGAAACCGAACATCGCAACGGTGGTGGTGACACCGCCGCTCAAACTGTGGCACACCTACCGGACGCTGGAGATGTTTTACGCCGACGCGTATAACAGTCAACTGAACGATCGATATGCAGGGCGGCGGGACCAGTTCCACGATCTGGGTAAGTGGGCTTACGAAAAGCTGTTACAGATCGGATTGGGACGAGTAACTCTGCCGCTGGCGCAATCGGCGACTCCAGCGGCAACCGCCACGGCGGGCGATGCCCTGCCGGACGGAACCTACTACGCAACGATGGCGTGGGTTAACCGAATAGGGGAGGAAGGCGCTGCAGCACCGCCGGTGGACGTGACCACCATGGGGAATACCATACTGGTTCAACCCGGCTCCGTTCCGGTGAATGCTACAGGTTGGAATGTCTACGTGGGCACCGATCCGGGGGCACTTATCCGACAGAATGACGCGCCGATCGGGGCCGGAGGGAACTGGCTGCAATACGTTCCGCTGACAACGGTAGGGCAACAGCCCGGATTGGGGCAGACTCCGAATACCATCCAACCCGTACCGCGGGTCCTTCAGAGAGGCTAAATGGGCGGCAGGTGAAAGCGCCTGCGCCACCAAGGCGCCTCGATAGGCGGTGGTCTTCGAACAGGGGGGAAACTAAATGGCGAACAGAATCGGAAGCATGGCGGCAGGCAAAGTGATTCAACGGATGACCGCACCGGCCGGTGTGAATGCCAGCCTGGCAGCACTCACCGCCGGCGGCGCAGCGGCGGCAGGAGCATTGAACTCCTCCCAGATCCGCTCTCAAAACGTGGCGGCAGATCTGGCGGAGCGCGGCGATCCGGTGGTGTACCCGGCGGCGAATGTTTACTGCGAAAAGATCGTAAATCTCTTAGTGGAGAAGTTCCGCACGTTTTCAGGGTCGCTGCAAATGGCGGTCGAGGTGCGACACTCGCAGGACCGGTTGGCAGGTCTGCAAGACGCTTTAGAGCTTTACGCCGACGCAGCCATGCAGGTGCTGGATGCGAGCCGCGGGGACTGGGGCGACGGAATGTATTACAGCGGCGGGTACCAAGTGGGGTTCAGCGCGGTAAAGCATGGCGGTAAGAACTACATACAAACAGCAAAGATCACATTCGAGATTGGAGTGAGCATCAATTAGTTATGTCGACCTATATTTCTTCAAAAGCAAACCGCTTCTATACGGCGCTGGAAAGCGCGTATGGAAGCGTCGCAGCCATCACGGCGGACCACCGGATTCCAGCGTTAAACCTCACGATCCGGCAACAGCGGGAGGTGGTGACCCGGAAAGACAAGACAGGCACGCGGACTTTCGCGGGCCTGCCGGCCGGAGGGCGGCTCAAAACGAACTTTGAGCTGCACACTTACATGACCAGTTGGCAAAATTCGGCTGGGGCGCCGGGATACGGACCACTGTTTCAGAGCGCACTGGGCGGAACGCCACAGCAGTTCGCGGGCGGCACGGTCGCCACAAGCACAGCCGACGGAAAGGTGGGATTCGCAGCAGCACACGGGCTGGCTGCGGGACAGGCATTGGCATCCGGGGGAGAGATCCGTTTCGTGGCGGCCATCATCGACACCGCCAATGTACAGCTCAACGTTCCCTTCACGGCGCTGCCGGCCGCTGGCGCGGTGTTGGGAGCAGCGGTGACCTACGCCCCCGCGACGGAGTTGCCGAGTGTCAGCGTGTTCGACTTCTGGAGCCCGGCAACAGCGGTGCAGAGGCTGTTATCCGGGGCAGCAGTGGACGAGATGCAGATTGCGATCAACGGCGATTATCATGAATTCCACTTCAGCGGTGTGGCTCAGGATGTGGTGGACAGCAGCAGCTTCTCGGCAAACGCCGGGCAGTTGCAGAGCTTCCCACAGGAGCCGGCCCTGGCGGGGTTCGATTACTCGATTGTGCCGGGGAACATGGGACAGGCATGGCTGGGCACTACACCGAGCCAGTTCTTTACGGTGACGAATGCGTCCGTGGTGTTGAAGAACAACCTGGATACGAGGACCAGAGAATTCGGATCGAACCTGCCCAGAGCCATCTCGCCTGGGGAACGGGAAGTTACGGCGTCACTAGACCTCTTCAGTCAAGATGATACAGCCACGGCCGAGCTGTATCAGGCGGCGCGGCAACAATCGCCCATCAGCGTGATGTTCCAGTTAGGCCAGGTGATCGGCCAGTTGATGGGGGTCTATCTGAAGAGTGTGATTCCCGAAGTGCCTGAATTCAACGATGGGAAGGCGCGTTTGCAATGGCAATTCCGGCCATCGCGGGGACAGGGCACCGCGGACGACGAAATCGCAGTGGCGTTCGCATAGATATGACATACGAAAGCGTAACAGTGGTGCCCTCGCAGGTAGCGGAAGGCGTGAGCTATACGGTAGCGAAGCTCTCCTTTGCCCGCCGCATGGAATTGATGCGGCAGGTGCGGGACCTGGCGAGGCGTTTAGAGTTTCTCGAGGCAGGACAGGAGCCGGCTGGCACGATGGAGGCGGCGCTCGTACGTGCAGAAGTGGACCGGCTTCTCCTGACCTGGGGGCTGCGAGCAGTGACGGGGCTGGCTATCGACGGCGCGGCGGCCACTCCCGAACTGCTCGCAGAAGCAGGTCCGGAAGACCTGTTGCGCGAGGCCCTGTCAGCGGTGCGTGCGGAGACGGGGCTGAACAGGGCTGAAAGAAAAAACTGATCGTCGCCTTTCACTTTCAACTTTCCAACCAGGCCGGATGGAAGTGCGACGTGTGCCGCAGAAACGGTCTGGAGACGAGACGCCGGTGCGGGTGGCTGCCGAACGGGCCACCCAGCGGCGGCCCGCCAGTCTGGGCCCGGAAGGAGGTCTCGCTAGACACGTGTCCGAAGTCTTACATTTCGGCAGAAAGCGAGGTGCTGGTGGAGGAGTTTCTGGTGAGGCGGCGGCTGGGCGGCATCCCTCTGGCGGAGTTGACCGCGAGACAGGTGGATGCCTTCGTGATTCTGGAAAAGGAGCTTGTAGGGTTGAAACATGGCCAGCAAAACACAAGAACGACTGCTTGAAGAACTCGGCGGACTCTTCGATGGCAAGACGACAAGGCTGGAGGCCTTTGCGAGCGGTGATAGCGGTCTGACGGAGTCCCTGGCCGAATCGGTCACCGAATCGGCACCCAGCAGCGCTCCGACGTCTGCGGGTGCAGAAGGAAGCAGCACGATACCGAACACCAACGTACTGGCAGACTCCGGGGAGTTGTTCAGCCGGGAGACTTCGACACATTGGGTGCCGGCGGGAGGCGAACGTGATGTCACGCCGCCGTACAGCGAGGCGATCAGCGAACTTGCTGAGATTGCGGCGGGAACCCCGGCGGGCCCTCGCGGACTTACGCAGTCACTTACCGACACGGTCAACCAGCTTGGCCAAGCCGCGGCAGGTGTGACGGTGAATCCCGGAAGCGTAGCAGAGACGCCCGCCGGCACCGATACGCGCGGAGGAAGTAGCACAACCACGAACAACACCGACAGCGGAACGAGTGTGGGCTCGATCGCCACAACTTTCCTGGAAAGCGGATTTGGGATTGTGCCTCTGATTACGGGGCTGATGGGCCTGTTCGGAGGCGGGTCGGACGCGCCGCCAGCTCTCGAAAAGTATGCGATGCCGTCGTCGATCTCCTTCGAAAGCACGGACACCGGGAGTGGACTCACCGCGTCGGATTTCGACCAGACGGGCGCGCCTCGGATGTATAGCGCGGCGAACGAATCGAACGACTCGGGCGCTGGTAGCGTTGCCTCGGCGGGTGGTGCACCAGCGACTAGCAGCGGCTCGCCGGGGCCGCAGATCACGGTGAATGTTCAGGCGATGGACGCGCAGTCCTTCATGGACTACAGCAGTCAAATTGCCCAGGCCGTGCGCGGGGCGATGTTGAATCTCAATTCAGTGAACGACGTGGTGAGCGAGCTCTGACATGGCAACTTTCCCTCTGCTCAAGACAAATGCCGTGACACAGTATCCGGCAACGAAGGCCGTGCAGTTCCGCAACCAGGCTCTGCGCTTTGTCGACGGCGCGGAGCAACGTTACCGAGACGGCGCCAGCGCACTGCATTGCTGGGAGATTCGCTTGAGTGAACTGGACGAAAGCGAGATGGCGGCGCTGGAGGGCTTCTTCATTCAAAACCAGGGACGGTTTGGCAGTTTTTCTTTCACGGACCCGTGGGATGGGACGGTATATAGCAACTGCAGCGTGAAGGGCGATGATCTTACACTCGAAGCGAATGCGGAACTACAAGGCCGCATATCACTCACAGTGGTCGAAAACCGGAATTAAGGAATGCTTGTCTATCCACAACTTACCACCGGAGCACTGAGCCAGTTTCCGGTCATCAAGAAGCGCAGTTCGCGTACGGTTGTCAACACGTCCGCCGACGGCAGCAGAGTCGTGTACGCCGATCCGGCGGGGGGGACGCTGGAGTGGCAACTGAATTATTCGGGTCTGAGCGATGGGGAACTCGACGCGCTAGAGACCTTTCATGCGGCAGCCGAAGGGTCGCTGAATGGATTCACGTTTGTGGATCCGACCGCGAATCTGCTCTCGTGGAGCGAAGATCTCAGCAACTCCGCCTGGTCTCTAGCGCCTCTGCTCACGGTTACTGGCAGCATCGCGGACCCGTTCGGCGGAACGGCGGGATGGCTGGCCAACAATGCGGGTGGGGGTTCGCAAAGCATTACCCAGACCCTAAATGCGCCGGCCGGGTATCAGTACTGCTTCAGCGTTTACGTGAAGTCCGCACAACCGGGTACGGTTGAATTGCTATCGGGCGCGAATAGCGCATCTTACTCTGTCGGGTCTAACTGGAACAGAGTCGCTATAGCCCGCAGCGGCGATCCGACGGCGGCCTCGATCACGTTTGGGCTTCAGTTAGCAGCCGGCGGGGCAATGGACATCTTTGGACCTCAGGTGGAAGCACAAGGGTCAGCGTCCCGGTACAAAACCAGCACGACCGGCGGTGTGTACGAAAATGCCCGGTTTCGAGACGACAGTTTCCAATTCACGACAACCGATGTAAATCGCCATTCCGCCACCATAACCATTTACTATGCAAACCATCTCTGAGCTCAAAGAACAGGCGATCACAGACACCCCGATTGTGGTGTTCGATTGCGCACTGGCGAACGGCCAGAGCGAACACTGGAGCACTCATGCAGTGACGGTGGGCGGAGTCAGTTACAGCGCGCGCGTGCTACAGCACAGCGCATTCGACATGCAGACTGCCTCAGACCAGGGCGTGGACGGTAGCCCGCGCATCTCCATCGTGCTGGCGAACGCGGATTCCCATTTTTCGGAAATCGAGCGGTCAACCGGCTGGAAGGGGGCGCAGCTAACGGTGGGATTCCTGTTCTACGATTTGCGAAATGGCGCGGCCCTGACGGATGTATCGGTGGTGTTTCAAGGGATTTGCAATCCACCGGACCAAATCAAAGAGGCTACATTCCGCCTCACCGCGACCAACCGGATGAACTTGCAACGGCTGCTTCTGCCCGAGGTGCGGATCGAGCGGCGCTGCCCGTGGAACTTCCCGGCTACCAACGCACAGCAGACAGAAGCGATCGACGGCGGAGTTAACGGTAAGTATTCTCTGTACTACCGGTGCGGCTACTCGGCGGGGTTGCCGGGCGGCACGGGCACACCCAATGGCTCAGCGCCGTATACCTCTTGCGGATATACGCGGACCGACTGTCAGGCTCGCGGCATGTTCACACGGTTTGGGGGCCTGGAGTTTGTGCCGCCGGTTATCGCCGTGAGGGGCTACGGGAAAGACTGGACAACATCGGCGCTTTCGGTCAACCAAGCCAGATACAACGATTTCGTACCGATGGTGTATGGCACGGCCTGGTACCAACCTCTAGTCGTATTCGCCCGCAATGACGGCAACCTGACACGCATGGAAGTGCTGCTGGGGATTGGGCAGATGCAGGGAGTCCTGACCGTACTGGTGAACGATGTCGAAATCCCATTAGGTGTGACGGGCACTAACATGACGGGCACCGGATGGTACAACATTCCCACACTCGGCGCCAGGGATGGAGCGTTCGACGGTAATTTTACGGACGCCGGCGGAAATCCGGCCGGCGATCCGTATGGCAGCATGGCCTACCTGTCAGCGGTTGTGCCAAACGCGTTGAACAACGGAAACTCACTACCCACCGTACAGGTATTGGTGCAAGGCCTTCAGGTGCCCATTTATGCGAACGACGGAACCTATACTGGCGACCAATTCTCGAGCAACCCGGCTTGGATCCTGCTGGACGTGCTGCGTCGCAGCGGATGGAGCACGGACGAAATCGACCTAACCAGCTTCGCAGCGGCAGCGGCGTATTGCGACGCCCAGATCGCATCGACGGACTTGAATGGAAATGCGATCTCGCTGCCGCGCTTTCAGTGCAACCTGGTGGTCCAAAAGCGGCGGAGCGCCGGGGATGTCATCCGCGGTATCCGAAACGCAGCCCGGCTTTACCTGACATACGGCGCTGGAGGAATATTGCAGTTGCAGGTGGAGAACACCGCCGCCCTGCAGCAACCTACCCAGCCCTCTTGCTCCAACAGCACGGAGCCGCTCAACGGGGGATGGCCCAGCTACGAGTTCGGAGACGGCAGCAATGGCTTTTCGGGAATCCTGCGGAGACCGAACGGAGAGCCGAGCGTCACGTTGACCTCCCGCGGGATCGCGGACACTCCGAATTACTTCACGGTGGAGTTTCAGGACGGACTTAACGGCTATCAGCAGGATAGTTACTCGGTAGTGGACCCGGATGATATAGCGCGATCAGGCCAGCAGGTGACGGCGACGTTAATGGCGGTGGGGCTGGCGAACTACGATCAGGCGGCCCGGATCCTGAAATTCAATTTGGACAAGTCAGTTAAAGGAAACACCTATGTTGAATTCGAGACGAGCGTAAGGGCCTTTGGGATCCGGCCCGGCGATTTGATCACACTCACCTACTTAAAAGAGGGCTTTACACGCCAGCCTTTTCGCGTGTCGAAGCTGTCACCGGCGACCAACTATCGGACAGCTACGATCACGGCCCAGATCCACGACGACGCCTGGTACGCGGATTCCAACGGACAGAGCAATTCACCAACGGGATCGGCACAGCAGGCAAATAGCGGGGTCGGCATACCGCGGCCGCTCCTCGGCAGCGTGCTGGACAGCAATGGCAACATCCAGTTTGGCGTAGTGGAATCGGCCACTTCCAGCGGTGGTGGAGTCGATTCGATGGCGACTGTCAGTTTCATCGCGCCGACTCTGCAGACAACCACGGGGCCAGGCGTACCGTTAGTGGGGATCACACCCATTATCGGAGTGGGCGGCACACTGAAGGGCGGGGAGACTCTGTACTACGCTGTCTCGGCCGTGGACAGTGGCGGCAACGAAGGCCCTCTGTCCTTCCTGGTACGGGCCGTAGTGGTGAGCGACGGCAGCCAGGTGACCATCTCAGGGCTCAGTTTCGCACCGGGGACGGCGGCATTTCACGTTTATAGGGGAACTTCGCCGGCAGTGTTGTATCGAATCGCTTCGAGCCAACCGGTGGCAGCCCAGTTTGCCGATACCGGCCTGCCAAACCAGCTCATCGCCCCGCCCGATTCGAGTTTCGACCACGCAAATTTCTACTGGCGCATGGAACTGCAAACGGAGATCGCAGTGACGACGCACTCCCCGGCAACGGCCGGCAATCAAACGCTCGACATGGGCATCAACGTTTACCGGGGCATGACCGCGCGGATTACACGTGGAACCGGCGCCGGACAGGAGCAGAGCATTACCGCAAACGACGCTACGACCATGACGATTGCAAAGCCGTGGGTAGTGGAACCGGACTCAACAAGTTTCTTCGCGATCGCGGAAGCCGGGTGGCATTTCGGCGCACTCACCAAGACCAGCCCCGTCCAGTTCACGATTCCGGATCAAACTGGAGAAGTGGTGGAGATCACGGGGCGGTCGGCCAACGTCAACGGCGTGGAGTGCTCGCCGGAGCTATCGACCGTGACAAGCTGGAAGATAGGTGGAACGGGCGTGGGCGACACAGACGTTCCGCCTGCCCCTGCCTTTTTTGGATTGTCAACCACCGCAGGCGGCGGGGTAGGGAGCCTGAGCGGCGTCTCATTCACCGACCTCAAAAACACACAGACAATCTCTTCGGCAACGCTGACGGTGTATTACTGGGACGAATTACAAGGCATCACGAAGTACGTTCTGCAGACGCCGGTGGCCGCGACCGATGCAACAATCGCGCTGAATAATCCGGGGACCGCCCAGGAAGGGGACATGATCCAGGTTGATCTGGAAGTCATGCAGGTTACGGGCATCAGCAGCAACGCGACCCAGTACACCGTCACTCGCGGCATGGATGGCAGCCAGGGGGCGGCACATGAGCCTCCGGCACCGGTCTACCACTTGATTCGGAAGACAATCATCGTTCCATTTCCCGACGGCTTTTTTGGCAGCCCTTACAGCGGCACCTGGAGTTATCCGATGGTACTACCGGACGTTCGGATCGCGAGCGCGGAACTGATCGTGACTAATCAATTAGGGGACAGTAAGCCGGCCAGCATCTGCCTTACCCATTCGGCGAGCAGCGGCCTGCGGACGTTTTCCGGCGGCCAGTACTCCTTTCAAGTTGATGGATACCTCGCGGTGGATCAATCGGCAACACCGACCCTGGTGGTGGACTCACAGCACTCGGTCCGTGACGTATATGGGGTTCTTGGAACGGCGGCGGATGCCGCGGTGCAGTTTCAGTTGAACCTGAATGGCACGTTGTACTGCCAGTGCACATTCCAACCAGGGATGCTGGTATCCAGCAGCGTGGACGGATTCAGTCTGCAGCCGCTACCGGAGCAGTCGCAGCTCACGCTATCGGTACTCTCAGTGGGACAGGTTTATCCGGGGCAAGATCTTACGGTGGTGATTCGACTCTAATGGCAGAACAACTTTCCAAACTGCGCCCGGACCGAGACCTCCAGTGCTATTACCTGCAGCCTTCCGCGGCTGCAGCGCTCAGCGCGACGAGCCCTACCGGTTTCACGATCTCAGGCTGTTGGCGCCAACAGTTCGATTGGGCGGTACTGGAATGGAACCGTGACAACGTGTTCGAGCATCCATTACTGCGAAACCTGCCGGACGGGGACTTGAGCGGCATCCACCTCTCCTACCAGGAAACTCGCACACAGTGCATTCCCATGGATTCGAACCTTTGGCCCACGGTGGATTGGCCGTATTTGCGGGTCTGGAGCGATGCCGGCGGCGTCGAGACACTGTATCAGGTACCTCTGTCAAAGTATGCCACTGCGAACGGGGGAGTTTACTCGCCACCGACGGTTCAATTTGAATTGCAAGGCACCGTGACGCCGGACGACTACATAGAGTTGGCCTGGCTGGATCAGCATTTCAACTACAAGATGACCGAAGGCGACAGCCTGGCCAGCGCACTGACAGCCCTGGCAACGATCATCACGGCCAATCAGGCGACTGGATTCGTGACAGCGGCGGCGAGCGGAAATGAGATGGCTCTCACTTACCTGGGTATGCCGGGGACGAACGGAAATCGAGTTGGCGTCTACGGCACCGTGTATGGTGGCTGCACGGAATCGTGGGCACCGGCGTGGGCGATGTTCAACGGCGGGACATCGCCCACGTGTTGGCAGGTCGGCGTGGATTTCGGCAGCCTGGTAGACATCAACGGAACCCCCGTTCCTACCAGCAACGTTCGCAAACTGCGTTGGACATGGGCCGCAGACCTTCAGGCGGGCACTTTTCAACGAACGGAATTCTCCCTCGTGGTCAGCAACTGGACGGTGACAGGAACCAATGCGGCGTATGCGGTGGCGGGTCCAGGGAGCCTCCGGGTGGAAGACGACTCGACGGCGGTGACGTACCAGGGATCCTGGTCGAGTGCCCGCGGAAATTTCTCGGGTGGATCCATTCACTGGACGACAATACCAGGGAATTCGGTGACTTACTTGTATACTGCACTCGCTTCACACTCACTCTATCTGGGATCACGCTATGCAGATAACGCGGCGCAGGTAACAGTCCAGATCGACGGGCAGGCCCGGCCACCGATCCAGTTGCAGCTTACCTATTACCAGAATCAGCAGCGCATTTCCGCGGGTGAAGATGTGTTGGTACGGCTTCCGCTCGGACAAATGGCGGGGCAGGTGCAGCACATGGTCACGATCACTCACTCGGGATCGCCGGGAACCTACTTTTACTTTGATTTTCTGGAACTCGCAGTTCCCACAAGCAACATCCCCGTATGCGCCTCCGTGCCAAAGACCAGCCTGGCAACGGATTGGGACACCTTACATTCGATCGCCCTCGCGCCAGAGCGAACGGCATGGCTGATTCAGGCACTCGGATTCCATGGCCGCGTGAATCACTATACCGGCGCTTTGTGTTTCTACGAGCTGTGCCAATTCGGCTTTACGTGTGCGTCCGCGACGATCACATTCAATGGCGCCTCAGAGTTCGGAAAGACCACGACGGTGACCATCTCGGGCACCGTGATCGACCATCTCAACCTGATTGGAGATACGCCGGAAAGCGTCGCCAAGTGTTTCGAGCTACTCATCAATGCCGGATCGACAGGGGTATGGGCGCAGGCGGATCGCGCTGTCCTGACGGTTACTTCCCGCCTTCTGGGTGCGGCTGGCAACGCTCTCACTATCGCGGTCGTCACAAACAGCACACAGTTCACCGCGCAGACCAGCGGCGCGGCGCTTGCCGGCGGGAATGACGGAAAATGGCTGACCGATCTCGCTGCGATGCCGCCACTCAATCGCGCCTGCCGGGATTGGAGTCTCAGCTTCTTCCAGGCACTGGCTAATTATGGTCTCAGCGTGACTGCATCGTTCAGCATGGAGTTGGGGAACGGCGACGATTCGACTGGGACGGGCATCGCGCAACGATACCCGGATGGCGCAGCGGTTTGGGTCAATACTCCGGCGTTGCAGACGAATTTCGGGCCGGCCAGCACGGCATACTGGCAACAGGTCTACCTGACTATGGCGGACGTGATGGCGAGTGCCGGCGTTGTGCCCTATTTGCAGTTTGGAGAGGTGCAGTGGTGGTACTTTGCCAACGCCGCGGGCATGACTTTCTACGATGCATATGCTACGAGTTCGTTTCAAACACAATACGGGCGTCCCATGGCGGTGATTGCGAACCAGAGTGCCGACCCAAGCGGTTATCCGAACGAATGCGCATTTCTGCCGACGCTGATCGGGCAATTCACGAAAAGCATCATGGACGCAGTGCGGCAAGTCCAACCCGGCACCCTGTTCGAAGTCCTGTATCCGCCAGATGTGAATAACACCCCTCTCAACCAACTGATCAACTATCCGACTTCGTATTGGACGCCGGCGAATCTCAAATGCCTCAAGACCGAGAACTTCACTTACACCGGCAACAGAAACATCGACCTGGCACAGCAATCGATTCAACTGCCGATGAGCCTGGGTTTCCCCGTGTCGCAGGCCAGCCACCTGGTGGGAATCGGCGATTACACCACGCCTTGGCAGAAAGAGAGACGATTGGCCATCGGGGCCGGCGTGGAGTCGGTGGTACTTTTCGCTCTGGATCAATTCTGCCTGATCGGTTATTCGCTGCCGCTTGATCGGAGTCCACGCTCGGCGCGCTACCTGGGCAGGTAG